AATCAAAACAAAAAATGGCGAAATTGATTATGGAAAAGCAGAGGCATTTATTGGTACAAAATTAAAAGGTACAGAGTCTATTGATGAATTAATTGAAATGGTATCTACTCCTCAGAGAATTAAAAAAGCAGTAGGAGGAAGTGTATATGATCAGTATCAGAATTATTTAAATCAAGTAAATTCTCAATCTAGTGATCCATTGTATTCTAACATACTATATAACCAACCCTCTATGAATGACACGGGTTCAGGTAATGATGATATAGACGTGACTAAAGATCAAACGGTTGGAAGTTCAAAGGCACTTGATTATTATAATAATAATTTAGGGTATCTTGGAAGAACGGGAGTCAATTCATTAATAGGTATGGTCAATCCAATGCTAGGCGCAGTAGGTCAAATGTATAATCAAGGAAAAAGTTTATATGATGTAGGTAGAAATGTTTTAGGTTATAATAATTTTGGTCGTACTATGGGGTACGATTTTTACGGTGATTTAGATGGTGGTGTTGCTGATCCAAGCACTGGAAGTTTTTCTACTAATCCTGGGATAGGTTTTTCTAATAGAGATCCTGAAGACGTTCAAAATTATGGCGGAGGTGAAACAGCGGCAGAATCAGCGGCAGCAGATGCTGCAGCATCCGAAAGTTACTCAGATAGTGAAATGGATTAATTATGGCATTATCTAAAAAAGAATACAATGAAATGATGGCTTATCTTACTAGACCGGAAGATAAGAAATTAAAATATGCTGAACCAGGTCCAGACACATTAAAAAACGATAGACCTTATTCAGAATTAGAAATATTAGAAAACTATAGTTCTAGAACAGGAGAACCTTTATATGGAGAAAATGAAATTATTTTAGAGAAGATGCCTTCTACTGAACCAGAAATGGATTTTTACATGCCTGAAATAACCGGTACGACAGATCCTAGAGACCTTAGAGACTACAGACAAATGGAACTAGCAGATGGTGGATCTCCTAATATGAAAGAGGGTTTAGTAAATGCTGCTTTAGAAGATTCTAAATTTTTTAATCCTAAGCTTGCAGCAAAAGAAGGATTTAAATATGCAAAACAAATAGCAAAAACTCCTCTTGGAAAAATTTTACTTGCAGAGTCAGGGATAGGAGCTGTTATAGGAGGTCCGTTAGATTATGTGTCTGGTTATTCCCCTAAAGAAATAGCATTGAATATACCCACTATAGGTATGGGAACTACTGTCAAAGATGATATAGACATGTTAAAAGCAGTAGGACCTAAAAACGCAAAATTATTACAACAATACGCAGCTCAAGGAAGTAGAAGAAGATATAATAATAGAAAAGGAATTGAGTCTATTTTAGATAAAGACATGCAAGAAGCATTAGATGCAAAAGATGATTTTTTTAAAAAGCTCCAAGAAAAAAGAGATAAAGTTGCAGAACGAAGAGAAAAAGCAAGACAAAAAAGAGGAAAGGTTTCTGGCACAGGTTTAGAAGAAGAAACGTTTATACCTGAATAATGACTAAACGATTAACCACTACCATTCCTCCTAAACGAGGTCCCTTACCACAAGGCTTGAAAATTAAACCTAATAAGAGTAAAACAATATCATTGGAGAAAATAAATGGCCGACATAGACAAATCATTACCAAACGTTAAAGAAACAATTACGATTCCTTCGGACGAAGCTATTCAAGAAGAACAAGCTCAAGAACAAGCAGAAATTGCTGAAGCAGGGGATCCAGTTGAAATAACGGAAAACGAAGATGGCAGTGTTGATTTAGATTTTGATCCTGCATTAGCTGCAGTAGAAGGAGCTCAAGAACATTATGCCAATTTAGCGGATTTTTTACCGGACGAAATTTTAAATATGGTTGCTAATGAAATTTCTGGCAACTATCAAGATTATAAATCTTCTAGAAAAGATTGGGAAACTGCATATCGTCAGGGATTAGACTTGCTTGGGTTTAAGTATGAACAACGTACAGAACCTTTTAGCGGTGCGTCAGGTGCAACCCACCCTGTATTAGCAGAAGCCGTAACTCAGTTTCAGTCTTTGGCGTACAAAGAATTACTACCCGCACAAGGACCCGTTCGAACTCAAATCTTAGGAGCTTCTACTCCGGAAAGAGAACAACAATCCCAACGAGTTAAAGATTTTATGAATTATCAAATTATGGATGTCATGAAAGAATATGAACCAGAGTTTGATCAAATGTTATTTTATTTACCTCTAGCAGGTTCTACGTTTAAAAAAGTATATTATGATGCACTGGAAAATAGAACGGTTTCTAAATTTGTACCCGCCGACGATTTAATTGTTCCCTACACGGCAACTTCGTTAGATGATGCAGAATCCATTATTCACAGAATTAAAATTTCTGGAAATGAATTACGTAAACAACAAGTAAGTGGTTTTTACAAAGACATAGATTTACAAGGTCCCACCGATGGAGATGAATCAGATATTGAAAGAAAAGAACGAGAGTTAGAAGGTCAAAGTAAAACAGGAAACGAAGATTTATATACTTTATTAGAATGTCATGTAAATTTAGATTTAGAAGGTTTTGAAGATGTAAATCCTGAAGATGGTGAACCTACTGGGATTAAACTTCCATACATTGTAACATTAGAAGAAGGATCTAGAGAAATTTTATCTATTAAAAGAAATTATGAAATAGGAGATCCTAAAAAAAACAAGATACAATATTTTGTACATTTCAAATTTTTACCTGGAATGGGATTTTATGGTTTCGGTCTAATCCACATGATTGGTGGACTGTCTAGAACAGCGACCGCAGCTCTAAGACAGTTATTGGATGCGGGAACGTTAGCCAATCTGCCAGCTGGATTCAAGCAACGAGGAATACGAATTAGAGATGATGCTCAATCAATACAACCAGGAGAATTTAGAGATGTAGATGCACCTGGTGGAAACATTAAAGATTCTTTTATGATGCTTCCATTTAAAGAGCCATCTGGAACCTTATTACAATTAATGGGGGTCGTTGTGAATGCAGGTCAACGCTTTGCTTCAATAGCAGACATGCAAGTAGGAGACGGGAACCAACAAGCGGCAGTGGGAACGACCGTAGCGCTGTTGGAGAGAGGAAGTAGAACTATGTCGGCAATTCATAAACGAATTTATGCCGCTCTCAAACAAGAATTTCAATTATTAGCAAGAGTATTTAAATTATACTTACCTCAAGAGTACCCATATGACGTACCGGGTGCAGAAAAAACAATTAAACAAGCAGATTTTGATGACAAAGTAGACATTTTACCAGTTGCAGACCCTAATATTTTTTCTCAAACGCAAAGAATTAGTTTAGCTCAAACTGAAATGCAATTAGCAGCATCAAATCCAGGTATTCATAACCAATATGAGGTGTACAAAAACATGTACGAAGCATTAGGTGTTAAAGATATTGATCAAATCTTAATTAAACCAACTCCCCCACAACCAAAGGACCCTGCATTAGAGCAAATTGATGCTCTTGCAGGGAAATCATTCCAAGCGTTTCCAGGCCAAGACCACAGAGCGCATATTTCAACGCATTTAAGCTTTATGTCTACTAATTTAGCAAGAAATGCTCCACCGGTAATGGCTGCTTTAGAGAAAAACATCTTTGAACACATTTCTTTGATGGCTCAAGAGCAAGTAGAGGTAGAATTTAGAAGTGAAATGCAACAATTACAACAAATGCAACAAATGATGCAACAAAATCCTCAAGCAGCACAACAAATGCATATTCAAATGAGAATGATCTCTGAAAAAATAGAGTCTAGAAAAGCTGTGTTGATTTCTGAGATGATGGAAGAATTTATGAAGGAAGAAAACAAGATTATTTCTGAATTAGACAATGATCCTCTTGCAAAATTAAAAGCAAGAGAGTTAGATCTAAGAGCACAAGACAACGAACGTAAAAAAGAGGCCGATGAACAAAGATTTAACATTGATAGAATGAAAGCAATGATGAACCAATCTACGGATCAACAAAAATTAAACCAAAATGAGGATTTAGCTAATCTAAGAGCAGATACTTCCATTGAAAAAACCATTTTATCCGCTAAATTGAAGCAGCAAGGAAAATGATGACAAAACTACAAAAAAAGGTTAAAAAGACAATATGAAAAAAGATAAAACTACAAAAGTATCTCAAGTCGGAGCACCGATCAAAGACATAGAAACAACGAAACCTAACGAGTCTCAAACGGTTCAAGTAAGAGGAACTCGTAGAATGTTGGCCAATAAAAGTAAAAAAGCTACCTGGTACTAAGTTATGTTTCCCTGGAGTCTGTTAGGAACAGCGTTTAAAGCTGGTTCTGAAATCTATAAAAATCGTCAAGCTACTAAAATAGCTATGTCTGAGGCTCAATTGATGCACGCAGAAAAAATGAAGCGTGGAGATATTGAATACTCTGGTAAAATCATGGAACATCAAAAAGGGGACTGGAAAGACGAATTCGTATTGCTAGTACTCTCAAGTCCTCTGTTTTTATTGGCGTATTCTGTATTTGCAGAAGATGAAGATATTAGTAAAAAGCTAGACTTGTATTTTGAAAAACTAGATGGTATGCCTTGGTGGATAACAGGACTTTGGATTTCTGTGGTTGCGGCCATTTATGGAATTAAAGCTACTGATATAATTAAAACAAACGGGAGTAAAAAATAATTATGACTGACGGAACAAAAAAAACATCTAAAAAATCTTTTAAAGAAGGTGTTAAAGAAGGTATTAAAAATATAAATAAAATAGGTAGGCTTAAAAGACCAGATATAGGTAAATATTTACCTAAGTTTAAAAAAAATGCTAAAACTTTACCGAATAAAAAAAATGCTAAAAAAAATTAAAAGAAAACTTTGTGAATTAGTTTGTAAAGTATTTGGTATTACACAATGTTTGTGTAATCACGAATGTAACTGCAAAAAGGGGGCAAAAAAATAATGGCTAAACTAACAAAAAAACAAAAAACTTTACCTAAGTTTTT